AAGCCGCTTCCGTTCTTCGCGTTCAAGCTGCTTGATGCTTTTCTCGGGGGTTGGCAGGTCTTCCGGCATGGTCCCGCTGAGTCGCTTGATTGTCTCGCGAACCTCTCGACCAACCCCGAAATGCGTTTGGTTGGCCTGCGATTTCCCTTGAATTCCTTCGCGCCTCAGCTTTGCTTCCGTCTGGGTGGCTCGGAAAAGGTTGGCGGCGAGTTCCTCATGGCCCATGTGGTCAAGGATTTTCTGCGACTTTTTCAGACCTTTCTTTGCATGAATCTCGCGTTGTCCGAGTCCACCGTACAGCCCCTTGTAGCCGTAGTTCTGGAAGATGGCGTAGTCCATCGCGTCGATAACGCCCGCGTCGTGCGCGGCGTCGATCTCTTGGCGTCGCGTCTGGATGGCGAAGTAGGTTTGACCTGCCGCGATCACAGGTTTGGTCGGATCTCCGTTTTGGACGATCAGGTAGCAGGCGTAGCGAGAGAGGGCGATGTCTTCGAGCTCTCGAGTAGCTCCGCTACCGAGTCCGACCATTTTACCCATGTTGGTAAAATGGTCTTCGACGTTGATGTTTGAGGAAACGCAGGCCTCTTTGGCTTTCGTAACGACAGGCAGGAATCGTTGCCACCGACTGTATCCAAGGAGAGGGTAGAGCTCTCGAGCAAGCCAGTACTCCACGCCGTTTTCATCGAAATGGCGGATAGCATCGAAGTCAGGCGGGGTTGCGCCGACGACTTCCTGCGCTGGAAGATTTTCGGTATGATTCATACGTCCTCGTTAGGGATATTCGTTAGGCCTCCGGTTCATGCTTCGTACCGGGGGCCTTCTCATTCTACGGCGCTATGCAGATCGCTTACGCGGTTAAGCGCTAAGTATCTTGAATTTGCCTATCAAAGGTAGTATGTGCAAATTTTGCACATACCATATCTTGTGTTAACCCTGTGGTTGTTAAGGCGTTCATACGGGCACCTCCTTATGCGGCCGTGCGCTTTGGTTGCTGTGCCAACCAGTGCTGATAGCATTGCATGTCGTTAATGTCGTGTCCGTGCTTGGCAAGAATCTCTAGGATGCGCCACCAAGGGACTTCATTAAAGGCGTCCCAAAACTTTCCGGCAAAGGGCGAATCCATAATTCGCAAAATGCCATAGATCTTGCTAAAGACGTTCAAAAACAAAAACCTCACGTAATAGATGAAAGTGAGCAGGGCTTCAGCATCCTTATCAGACAAGATGATCGACCCTTCTGGGATTGTCGGCGCCGAAAGCGGCGACAAGACGATCCCGCCGAGCACCGCGATGGAGGCAGGTACGGGCCGCTTCTCGCAAGAAGTGGGCTTCGGCCCCGTCAACGCCATGCCGATCGGCGAGGGCGGCATCCCGCCGAAGCGCGAAGACTTCAACGGGGCCCTCTTCCTCTTGTCGCAATTTCTCGTCTGGTACCAACAGGGCGGCATCATGAAATATTCCGCTGTGCTTGACTATGAGCCCGGCAACGAAGTTTTTCAGGGTTCTCAAAAGTTTAGGTGCCTTGTGGCCAATGGGCCCAGCACCACCGCAGTAGCACCCGGCAGTGATAAAACCGTGTGGAAAAACATGGATGCTCCCAGCGTCATCGCGGGGCAGATCACACCCTTCTACAACTGCAAGCTGGGCGGTTCTGATGGGCGCCGCTTGATTCCGTGGGGCGAGAGCGTTGCAGATGAGCGCTATGTGCTGTGTGACGGCGGCGATGATGGTTTGGGCGGTACCGTTCCGAACCTCGTAGGCAAGTTCATTTTGCCGTCAACC